GTACTGCTCGCATGACCAGTACTCCAAAGCACACACGAGAGCTCAAGCGTCGCGCTTCGGGTCGGCCGGTGCCCACACTGGCACCACGACCACCCGGTCATCGGGCCACAACTCCACCCGCCGGACCAGCGTCGCCAACATCAGCCGCTTCGAGGCGACGCTGATCGTGTCCCACTCGGCGATCAGACCGAGCACGGTCTCGCGGTGCGGAACCGGGCTCGGCACCTCGGCCGGCTGCTCGGGCCCGAGCTCGGCGAGTTCCTTCTGCTTGGCCTCAACGTCCTCGGTCAACTTGTCCCGTGTCCGCAGGTACGAGTCGCGCGGGATGTCCCCCATGCTGTAACCGGTGCTCGCCCGGTCGAGGGCGCCCTGCAGCTTCCCGATCTCTCGTTCGAGGCGCTTACGCTTCTTAGCCGTGTCCGGTTTGATCTCAGGTTTCGGCAGCACGACACGGCCGGACACGATGGCGTCGATCTCGTCGCGGACGTCGTACAGCCACTCAAGTACGCGCCCTTCGACCAGGTCGCGGTGAATCCACAGCGGCTCGTGCTTGACCAGGCCCCGCGCCCGCGGCCCGCACCGGTACGCGAACCCCTTCTTTCCCCGGCTGTCGTGCGTGCGGGCCGTCGCCGCGCCGTGTGGATCCCGGCTGATGCAGATGCCGCACTTCGCGAGGCCGGCGAGCGGGTACACCGGCGTGAGTGCCCGCGCGGGTGTCATGCGGCGGCTGTGGCGGCGCTCGTTGTAACCGTCCCAGTCGTCGCCCGACCAGATGGCTTCATGTTCGGCGGCCCGGTAGCCGTAGTGGTCGCGTTTCTTGCACCCGCGCAGGTCGGTGCATCCGGTGTCGGGTAGGTGCACGAGCAGCAGCCCGGCCGCGAAGCCGGACTCCATGTAGCGCCGTACGGTTTGGTCCTGCCATGCCGTCCCGCGGGTGGTCGTCAGACCCAGGTCATTCCACCAGCGTGCGATGTTGCCGTAGCCGGTCTTCCCCTTGTTGTAGCGCTGCACCGCTTCGAGGGCGGGCTCGGCGTGCGGGGCGAGCACCTCGTACCACTCGTCTTGAGTGCGCCATCCGCCCTCGCCGTCGGGCAGGACGCGCGGGTGCCACTTGTACCCGAACCGCTTGCCTCCGGTGGCGGGTAGGCCGAGGTTGCGGCGCAGCTCGTGCGTCTCTTTCCACTGCTCGCCGGCGCGGTCCGATTCGAACGCGGCGATCTCCAGGAGCATGCCGCGGGTGAAGCGGCCGACGGCGGTCTTCGCGTCGACCTCTTCGGTTGCGCTGACGAGCTCGCCGCCGACCGACTCGATCCTCGCCAAGTTGATCGCGACGCCGTGCCTGTTGCGTCCGAACCGGCTGAACTTCCACGACCACAGCTCGCGCTCGGGCCTGGCGGGGTCCTCGACGATCTCGATCGCGTTCATCACGCGGCGCTTGAAGTCGCGGCCGGTGGCATCCTCATCGATGATCCACTCGGCGACGTACCGGCCGCGCCGGGCGGCGGCGTCCTCGACGACGCTCTTCTGAATGTCGACACTGATCATCTCTTCGCGCCATGTGGATACGCGGGCATATCCGATGACGGGGATTAGCCCGCTGGGAGGCACCGACGCTAGGGCGAGAGAAGAACTAATACGAGTGCCCCGAATTGAAGACACCAAACCCCCTACTTTTATGCGCTCCCATTTCGACGCATCCGGGGGGTGTTACGGGGACGCGGAAGTGCCACAACTTCCGCATCCCCTTTCGCCTCGGGGGCGACGTCCGTCAGCATGTCGAAACGAGCGGCTTTCATTCCCATTTCTGCGATCTGCTGCCGTTCCTGCACGGCCGAGCGCGCGCACTCTGTCATGTGCGCCATGACTGCCCGTGTGGCACTCCGGATCATTTGGTACAGGCCAGCAGCGGTCGATGATATGAGGATCAGCACGCCGGCTCGGTAGGCCGGCGTTAGGTCGAGGACGGTTCCGTACCCTGCGAGCGCGACCCCCACAGTTGCGCAAGCCTTGGCCAGAACTTCTACTCTGCGCTGATCCTGCATTGTTTACCCCTCCGCTGCAGCACCCCCCGCCGAGCTGCCGCCATCGCTTGTGTTCTGTCGCCGCATTCTTCTGACCATGGTCGCGAACCACGCTTGGTCTTCTTCTGGCACACCCGCAGCCTTAGCGACTTCCTCGGGTGTCAAGCGCTTTCGGGACGATACCGTAACTTGACTGGTTTTTGATCCGGAAGGTGAGAAATCAGCTTCCGCTGCCTTGCCACTCCTGACCAAAACTTCCGAAATGGGAATGCCTGTCCCCCGGGAAAAGGCGAGCAGCGTCTCGTATGACATCGATTCCCCGGCCAGTAGGCGCGTGACCATGCCGCCCGATAGGCCCGTGTCATCGGCGAGCTGCTTCCGTCCGCCGCGCCGTTCGAGGTCGTATCCCCGGTCGGTCAGTGTCTCGGTAAGCCACCGTCGCCAATCGGGTCGCTGTGCGAGGTCCCCGCCGGTCTCGTGATCGTCATCTCGTCTCCGCATGCGCGCAGGCTACCGCTACTGGAAGCAAGCTGAGCCCATCTTCCAGCAGTGGAAGCGCAGGTCAAGTCGTTTGCCGTACAACCTTTCGCCGTCGATGCACGTCGGTCCCAGCTTCGAACATCTGGTCGATTTCTGCAATTGGAACCTACACTCAACTTCCTTCCAGTGCTGGAACTTCCGCCGACGGAAGGAACGTGCTAGCTTCCTTCCGTCAACGGAACTTCCAGTGACGGAAGGAAGTCGATGCACACCATCGTGCTGCGGGTCGACGAGTTCGTCGCCCTGGCCGCATCCCGCGGCCACACCTCCTACGAGATGCAGGCCGCCGCGACCGGGCTCGGTATCGCGACCCTGCACCGCATCCGCAACGGCGAGCCGGCCAGCGCGGGCGCCGTCGCCGCGATCTGCTCGACGTACGGCGTGCCGGTTGAGGACGTGTTCACGTTCCGCACCGCCACCGCGGCGAAGACCCGGGCGCGGGCCGCGGCCCGCCGGCCGGTCAAGGCAGTGGCCGCATGAGCGCCGCCGACACGACGCTGCTGCGAGCCCGCGCCGTCCGTGCCGCCGCCGACGCACTCGTCGACGCCGTCGCGGAGCGTGCCGCCCGCACCCCGCGCGAAGCGGCCGAGGCCGCCTACTACCCCGGTCACCCGCTCGGCTCGGTCGAGGCGATTGAGGCGGAGATCGTGCGCCGCCGCACCGCCGACGCCGCCCCGCACCGGGCTGCCGCGTAGCCGCACAGCACAAAGGGGCCGTCCCGCAACGGCCAAGCAGCGGAACGACCCCGGGGCACCGCCCCACCCATCCGACCAGGACGAAAGCGAGGCGACGCCGTGAGCGTCAAGCCTATCCCTCTCCGTAAGGCGCTGATCCCGCGCACCGACCCGCTGATCGAGGCTGTCGAGGCGACCCGAGACTTCCTCGACCTGCCGACCGCCCGCGAGCCGATCGCCCGCGAGGACGGCGTGCACGTTGTCGTCGCCGGGTCCGACCAGTTCGCCGCATGGATGCACGCCCTCGGCGGCACCGTGAACCGCGCCCCCGCGATCGACGGGGCGTCGCTGTGGACGCTGCGCACCGAGACGCCGCGCCGCGCCGACGGGTCGACGGTCCGGATCCGCGTACACGTCGCGCTCGTCGCCGACGAGTGGATCCCCGAGCAGTTCCGCGCCGCAGAGCAGTCGGGCCCGGTGGCGTCATGACGAACTCCCGTATCGAGCGCGCGGCCCGCGTCATCGCACAGGCGATCGTGCACGGCACCACCACCGACCCCGCGTACGAGGCGGCGCGACTGCTCGAAGAGCAGGGGCTGCTCGCCGCCACGCCGGCCGACCCGTTCGAGGCGCCCGGCCGTAACCGTCCGTCCCCGGCCGCGGTCGCCGCTCTCGCGGACTGCCGCCGCGCGAAGAGCATCGCCGACGACGCGAAGACGCTCGTCGCGGACATGCCCGGCGCCCCGGCGGTCGAGGCGGCCGGCGGAGAGGTGCAGTTCGTCGTGCACCCGCGGACGCTCGCCGACTGGAAGCAGTGGCTGCACGCCCTCAACGCCGGTGACGCCCGAGGCGACTCGACCGGGGGGGCGATGGTCGTGCGCTGCACGTACCTCGGCGTCCGGGCTCGGCTCGTCGGGTACGGCGTACCCGCCATGTACAGCGCACTGAACGCCGCTCGCAGGTCGGCGGTCCGCTCGTGACCGACAACGTCATCGCCGCCGCGATCATCGCGCTCGCCGCGCTCGCCCTGCTGCTCGCTTCTACCGCCGGGGGTTCCCGATGACCAACAACGTGCCCGTGTCCGGGCCGTTCCGTATCTCCGTCGAGCCGATCCCGACCGGCGTCACCCTCGACGTCGAGCCGTTCGTGCAGCACCTCGTGCACGACGTGATCGCCGCGCTGCTCACCGACACCTACGCCGACCGGCTCGCCGAGCTGTACGACGCGCAGCCCCGTGACCCGCACGCGGTCGAGCGGGCGGGGGAGTTGCGGTTCGAGTCGCTCGTCGCCGACCTGGTCGAGACGGTGTCGACGCGTATGCCGGTGTACGGGCTGCAGGCGCTCGCGCTGGCGGGTCGGATCGAGCAGCTCGCGGTGCCGGTCGTGGCCGCGCTGCAGGCCGCTGACGACGCCGACGCCGCCGACTCCGAGGGGAGTGCGGCCGCATGAGCTCACTGCACGACGCCCGCCGCGCGGCCGCCGACCGGCTGCGCGAGTACGACCTCGACGGGCTGCCCGAGTGGCGTCTCGCCTCGGAGGACGACACCGGCCAGACCGAGCCGCGGAGCATCGCGCCCGTCTGCCCCGACGACGAGCACGAGCGCACCGACGCGAGCGTGTACTCGTGCTGCCCCGAGCCGGTGATTCCCGTCGGCAACCGGCTGCTCGCCGAGTACCTGGTCGCGCTGCTCAACGACGACCGCGAGGGGGGCGAGCCCGCATGAGCGCTCGCGACGCCCTCCGTAAGTACGTGCACTTGCTGTCCGACGCCTGGACACCGCGCGAGACCACGGACGCCCGGGTCGAGGAACTCTACGGTCTTGTTGGCGCCGAGGTGCTCGCCGAGGCCAAGGTCGAGACCGTCGGCTGGCTGGTGAAGAAGGCCCGCGAGTACCGCGCCACAGGCAGCCAGCAGCATGCCTACACGGCCGATGCGATCGAGTCGCTCGCATCCAAGGTCGACCGGGGCGCCGTCCGTGCCTTCCTCGGCACCGGCCACTACCGCGACGTCATGGACGAGCATCGCGCCGAGGTGCGCCGCGAGGTCCTCGGCACCGACGCCAACCCGTCCCGGCTCGTCGTCGACGCGCAGGCGTACCGCCGGCTCGCCGACGACGTGCTCGCCACGATGCCCGACCCGGACCGGTGGGACCTCGACGGCGACGAGGGATGGATCTGCGCGGAGTACGTGAAGCACATCGCGGCGCAGCTTGCGCTCGCGTCCGAGTTCCGGGTGCCGCTGCCCGAGGGGCTCGGCGGGTACGGCGAGCTCGTCGTACAGCGCGAGTCGACCGGGTCGGACCGGTGGGCGGTCACGGACGGCGCGTTGTGCGGACTGCGGGTGTGGATCGACGGCGGCGGATGGCGGTACGTCTCCGAAGTCGGTCGCCGCGTGGCGTTCGCGTGCAGCCTCGACGAAGCGCTCGAACTCGCCGAGGTCGTCGCGAAGATGATGCAGGAGCAGCACGACGCCGCGATCCGCGCGTACCGCGAGGGCGGTGAGTCGGCATGAGCGTCCGAACCGAGATGCTGCGGCAGGTCGCCGATTTCGCCGAGGACTACGCCCGCGAGCACGGCACGGCCGTGACCGTGGTGGAGTTCGCCGCGCACCTGCGGCGCACGGTGCACGCCGATGAGAAGAGCATCCCCGCCGGCCCCGGGCCGCGCGAGGACGACGCCACTCACCGGCACCCGCGTCCGTGCGAATTCCCCGAGGTCCTCCCGTGCCGGTGCGTCCGGCCCGGCCGACTCCCCGACAGCTCGTTCGTCCGCGCGAAGCAGCGCGCCCGTATCTCCGGGTTCTTCCGCTGCGCTGCGATGGGGCGGGGCAAGGCGCGAGAGCTGCGGAGGGCCGCAGCGTGACCGACCCGAAGTGGGCACGGGACACCGAGCGGGGTCGCTACTACCGCGACCCTGCCGGGGGCCCGGACCTGATCAGCGTCACGAACGCCCTGTCGAGCATCGCAAAACCGGCGCTCGTCCCGTGGGCGGCAGGCATGACCGCCGACGCCGTGCTCGCCGACCCGATCACGGTCGCCCGCCGGGCGCGCATCGAACCGACCGAGCTGCGCAAAGAACTCGTCGCCGTGCACCGGCAGTACACCGAGCAGGCGAAGAACCTCGGCAGCCGCATCCATAACCGGGCGCAGGCGCAGGTGATCGGCGTGCCGTACCCGGCCGACCCCGAGGTCGAGCCGTTCGCCCGACAGCTCGCCGCCTGGTTCCGCCTGTGGCGGATCGACCTCGCCCGTGACGTCGAGGCGGTCGAGACGACCGTGATGCACCGGAAGTACGGCTACGCCGGGACCGGTGATCTGTGGGTGTGGCTACCGACCGGCCGGTACCGGCGGCGGCAGTTGTGGCTCATCGACTACAAGACGAGCGGGGAGAAGCCCGACGGCACGGTGAAACCCGACGACACGGTGTACGACGAGCAGCCGCTGCAGCTCGCCGCGCTGCGTCACGCACCCGAGTGGCTGCTGCCCGACGACACGTCGGAACCGGCGCCACGGGTGCACCGCACGGCGCTGCTGAACCTGCGGCCGCGGGCGCACCGGCTCATCGAGGTGCCCTCGGGTCGCGACGAGTTCCGCGCGTTCCTGGCGGCGTCCCGCACCGCCCGCTATCTGCACACCGCGCCCTCGGCGTACCCCACGGTCGTTCCGCCGTGGGCGCCGGGCGCCACCGAACGAAAGGCAGCGTGACCCATGGGATCGCGCATCATGACCATGAAGCGACAGGCGGCCGAGTTGGGCCGCATCCGCACCGGTTACAGCCGGCCGAACCCCAAGCCCGACGGCAAGCCGATCCCCGTCAAAAGCAAGACGTTCGTACTCACCTCCCACAGCCGCGACTACGTTGAGCGGGCCGCCGATCTGTACGGCGGCCGGGTCGAGCAGTGGACGCCGCAAAATCAGAGCGTTGCGCAGTGGCGTGTGATCACGGACGCGGTCGAGCTGCGGGCGATCCTGCCGGCCGGCGACCCTCTGTCGCAGTCGTACGAGTTCTGGACCGGCGGCGGCTGCGAACGGCGCTGCGACGGCGTGACCGAGCAGCTCAAGCGGCAGCCGTGCGTGTGCCTCGCGCGGTTCGGTGAGGACTGGCACGAGCGGTCCCCGAAGCAGGTGTGCCGCCCGACGTCCCGGATCGGCGTGTTCCTGCCCGACCTGCCCGACCTCGGCGTGTGGCGGCTGGAGACGCACTCGTACTACGCGGCCGACGCTATGGCGGGCGGGCTCGACACGGTGCTGCAGGCGACGGGCGGTAAGGGGCTGTTGCCGGTACGCATGTGGATCGAGCACCGGCAGATCATGCGCGAGGGCAAGCCGAAGCACTTCCCCGTCGTGATGGTCGTGCCGTCGCTTCCGAAGTTGCGGCACGCGCTCACCGGGCCGATCAGCACGGCGGCCGCCCTCGACCCGGCGTCGCTGGACCGGCCGGCGATCGAGGCGGCGCCCGCCGAGCAGCCCGACTACCTCGCCGACGCCCGTGCGTGCCGTACGGCCGAGGCCGTGCGGGAGGTGTGGAAGCGCGCGAACGTCGCGGGGCACGTCGCCCGTGACGGTTCCGACGAGTTGTCGCAGGACCTGATGCAGATCGCGCAGGACATCGCGGCGGGCATCGACCCGCGCACGGGCGAGCTCGGCGACGACCAGGACGACGAGTCGGGCCCGGACGCCGACGGCGTGTACGACGTCGAGGCGTACGACGAGACCGACGAACCGCCGGTCGCGGACGCGGCTGCCGTGTCGTGGCCGCAGGCCGCGCAGCCCGGGGCGGGGGCACGCCAGTGATCCCCGAGGACATGAACCCCACCCCGCACGTCACCCGCAACAGCCCGGAAGAGCGCGAGCGGGCCGCCATGCAGGTACTCGCGCACGCCACCGACCGCGACGACGCCCTCGACCTGCTCGCGCAGCTCGGGCTCGACGTCCCGCACCGGACGGAGGCAGCGGCATGACGTGGCACCTCGGGCGCCTGGCGGCGTTCGACACGGAGACAACGGGCGTCGACGTCGAGGCCGACCGGATCGTGACCGCCGCGGTGTACGGGCTCGGCGGCGGGCAGCCGGTCGAGCCGCACGACTGGATGATCGACCCCGGTATCGAGATCCCCGCCGAGGCGACGGCCGTGCACGGCATCACGACCGCCGAGGCGCAGACGAAGGGCGAGCCGGCCGCCGGGGCGGTCGACCACATCGCCGCCGTACTCGCCGGGTACGCCCGCGCCGGGGCGACGCTCGTCGGGCACAACGTGTCGTTCGACCTGACGCTGCTCGACCGTGAGCTGCGCCGGCACGGACTGTCGACGCTGCAGGCGCGGCTCGGGCTGCACCCGCTGCACGTCATCGACACGCGGGTGCTCGACCAGCACGCCGACCCGTACCGCAAGCGGGTGTCTGAGAAGCAGGGCGCGCGGCAGCTCATCACGCTCGCGCAGGTCTACGAGCTGCCGTGGGACGACTCCGAGGCGCACGGCGCGTCGTACGACGCGCTGATCGCGGCCCGGGTCGCTCACCGGATCGGGACGCTCGCCCACACCCCGCGCAAGGAATGGCCCGACCGGATCCGGCAGGTGCGGCGCCCGCGGTACGGCGACTTCGCAGGGCTCACCGTCGCCGAGCTGCACGCGATGCAGATCGAACTCGCCGCCCAACAGGCCGAGGGCCTGCAGAAGCACTTCCGGAAGACCGACCCGCAGGCCGTCGTCGACGGCACGTGGCCGGTGCGCCCGTATGAGGCACCGGCCGCTGAACCCGAGGGGGCACCCGCATGAACAACCGTTTCCGTTTCGTCGACGCCGCCGAACACCCCTTCGTGCTGCTCATCGACTCCGACGGCGGCGCCGAACTGCACGGCGACGACACCATGTGCCGGCTGCAGCTCGCCGCGATCCTGTCGGTCCTCGCGGGCCGGCTCGTCGCCGAGGCCACGGCCGAGACCTGCGCGCCGGTCGAGGCGCCGGGATGGTGGGAGCGTCCCGACGAGCCGCTCATGCCGCAAGCCGGCACCCTCGACCGCGAGCGGCGGGTGTGGACCGACGGCACCGGGCACGCGTGGGACCTCACTGTGCCGTGGGCCGACGTGTACGGCGACACGTGGCGGTGGCACGGGCACCTCGACGGCGAGTCGGGTATGCCGGTGCTGCGCTGCGACCAGTGGCCGGGGGCGCACCCGCTCGACGTGCTGCGCGCCGGTCGTGGCCCGATCCGTCCGACTGTGGGCGGTGTGGCATGATGATCCGCTCTATCTCATTCGGCGGCGGCGTGCAGTCCACTGCGCTGCTCGTACTCGCCGCGCAGGGCCGCATCGACTTCCCGCTGTTCCTGATGGCCAATGTCGGTGACGACTCTGAGAACCCGGCGACGATCCGCTACATCGACGAGTACGCCCGCCCGTTCGCAGCCGATCACGGTATCGACCTGGTCGTGCTCGACCGGATCAAGCGCGACGGATCGGTCGAGACCCTCATGGGCCGGCTGACACGGGAGGGATCGCGGTCGCTGCCGATCCCGGTACGCATGTCCAACGGTGCGCCCGGCACCCGCTCTTGCACTGCCGACTTCAAGATCAAGGTGATCGCGAAGGAACTGAAGCGGCGCGGCGCGACTCCAGAGGACCCGGCGACGATCGGTATCGGCATCTCCGTCGACGAGATCCACCGGGCGAACAACCGGCGGTGTGAGCCGCACGAGCAGATCGTGTACCCGCTACTCGACCTCGGGCTGCGCCGTATCGACTGTGCGCGGGTGATCCGCGAGGCCGGGCTGCCGGTGCCGCCGAAGTCGTCGTGCTGGTTCTGCCCGTTCCACCGGCCCGAGACGTGGCACGACCAGCGCCGCGACGAGCCGGAACTTTTCGAGAAGTCGTGCCAGCTCGAAGAGCTGCTGAACCGGCGGCGCGACGAGCTCGGTAAGGATCACGTGTACCTGACCCGGTTCGGTCGCCCGCTGCGCGAAGCGATCCCCGACGGCGTCGACGTGCTCCCGATGTTCGACGAAGCAGACGGCCTGTGCGACTCCGGATGGTGCATGACATGACGACGATTCCCGGGCTCATCGCCCCCACGAAGACGGCCGACCGGCTCGTCGCCCCGGCCGGGTTCCGTGTGATCGGCCTTGACCTGTCGGTGACGTCGACCGGTGTCGCCCTGCCCGACGGCACGACGTACCGAATCAAGACCCGAGACAAGGACGGCGACCGCCGTCTGCTGCACATCCGCGACAGCATCCGCGACGACCTCGCCGAGCACCGGCCACACCTCGCGGTGATCGAGGACCTGCCGACGAAGATGCACGCGACCTCACTGAAGATCATCGGCAAGCTGCACGGCATCGTCGTCGGCGAGCTGCTGGACGCCAACGTGCCGTACGCGTACCTCCCCCCGGCGACGCTGAAGCAGTACGCGTGCGACAAGGGCAACGCCGACAAGCCGCAGCTCGCGGCGGCCGCGTACCTCGCAGCCGGCGCCGAGTTCGCCGACGACAAGGGCGGCGACCAGTGCGACGCGTGGTGGCTGCGCGCGGCCGGGCACGACTGGGCCGGTGTGCCGCTGTTCGACATGCCGCAGGCGCAGCGGGACCGGCTGAGTAAGGGCACGTGGCCGGCGGACTGCTACCGGCAGCGGGCCGTGCTCGGTATGGAGGCTGCCGCATGAGGCCTGCATTCCCCTACTACGGCGCGAAGGGGCGACTCGCCCCGTGGATCGCCGGGCTCATGCCGCGCGAGCACCGCGTGTACGTCGAGCCGTTCGCCGGCAGCGCCGCCGTGCTGTTCGCCCGGCCGAGGCCTGCGGCGCACGAGGTCCTCAACGACCTCGACGGCAACGTCGTGACGTTCTTCCGGGTGCTGCGCGAGCGCGAGCCCGAGCTCGTGCGGGCGCTCACCCTCACCCCGTACAGCCGCGAGGAATACCGGGCGGCCGACCTCAACACCGACCTCGACGACCTCGAACGCGCCCGCCGGTTCTTTGTCCGCACAACGCAGTCGTTCAACGCTGCGGGTGCAGCTGCGAGCAAGCGTGCGTCGTGGTCGAACGGGATGCGTCGCGGCTCGTCGCAGGCGACGACCGTCGCCGACCTGGTCGACCGTCTGCACTACGCGGCGGCACGGCTGCGCCGGGTCATCGTCGAGAACCGTGCGGCGGCCGACGTGATCAGGCTGTACGACGCCCCCGACGCTGTCCTGTACTGCGACCCGCCGTATCTGGATTCGACGCGTACAGGCCTGCGCGCTGCCGTGCCGGGCGACTACTCGTACGACACCTGCGGCGAGTCGGATCACCGGGCGCTCGCCGAGGTCCTGCACGGCTGCCGGTCGGCGGTGCTGCTGTCGGGCTACGGATCGCCGCTGTACGACGAGCTGTACGGCGATTGGGATCGCGTTGAGGTCACGGTGCAGCGGCCGACGACGAACCGACGCGGACACACCGGCACGGCCGGCGTCGAGGTCGTGTGGTCGAACCGGCCGCTGTCGCAGCAGCCCGCACTGTTCGAGGACCTCGCCGCGGAGGTGCCCGCATGAGCCGGCGCCGCGCCGCGGCGGGCGCCCCGACGATCCCCGGTACGGCCGCCGCACTGCCCCGGCCGTCCCTCGACGACACGATCCGCGCGACCGCCCGACCCGTGCCGCCCGTTCCCGGGCAGCAGTCGCTCATCGAGGACGGGCTCAGGATCGGTTCCCTGTTCAGTGGCTACGGCGGGCTCGACATGGGCGTGCAGGCCGTGCTCGGCGGCGAGATCGCATGGCACTGCCAGTACGACCCGGAGGACAAGTTCCAGTACGCCGCGCGGATCCTCGCGCACCACTGGCCCGACGTGCCGAACCTCGGCGACATCCGGTTCGTGCACTGGCTGCGCACGCTGCGGCAGTACGGGCGTGTCGACGTCCTCACGGGCGGGTTTCCCTGCACCGACCTGTCCGTCGCCGGCCACCGGCTCGGCATCTCACCCGGCACTCGCTCCGGACTGTGGCACTACATGCTGCGGGCGATCGCCATCCTGCGACCCCGATTGGTGGTGATCGAGAATGTGCGCGGCATCCTCTCGACAAGGGCTGACCGTGGAGTGGAACCCGGCTCTGCGGATATGGACCCAAGTTCCGGAGCACGCTATGTGCTTCGAGCTCTTGGCGCCGTTCTCGGCGACCTGGCCGCCGTCGGGTTCGATGCGGAGTGGGCGGGCGTACGCGCGTCGGAGGTCGGCGCTCCCCATGAGCGGTTCCGTGAGTTCATCCTCGCGTGGCCTGCCGACGCCGACGGCCCGCGACTGGAAGGGCGAGGGGTTCAAGGGGCAGTTGCCGAACTCGTTGCGGCTGCTGCCGACGCCCCGCGTGTCGGACCGAACGGGAGCGGGCCGGCACGGCGAGGGGGGGCCGGACCTGCGTACGGCGATCTCGCTGCTGCCGACACCGACGGCGGCGGACTCGCGGGACACGGCGAACTTCAGGCCGGACGGCACGCCCTACGGCAAGGGGTACGGCCGAACCCTCACGGACGCGGCCCGGCTGCTGCCGACGCCGACGGCGGCGTCGTACGGCAGCAACCAGTCGCCGAGTCCCGGTGCGGCGGTGCGCCCGTCGCTGGAAGGCGTGGCGCGCAAGCTGCTGCCGACGCCGCGAGCATCGGACGGCGAGAAGGGCGGCCCGAATCAGCGGGGCAGCTCGGGCGATCTGACGCTGCCGAGTGTGGCGGCCGGGGCGACGAACTTGTCGTCGACTGGGACGACTACGGGCCGGCGATCGCGCGGTGGGAAACGGTCCTCGGCCGCCCCCATCCCTGGCCAACTAACGATCGAGGTCAACTCGCCGCCGAGTTCGACGAGTGGATGATGGGCTTGCCCGAGGGGCACCTGTGTTCGGTGCCGCCGGCGCCGGGCATGACCGAGGCGAACCTGCGGAATGCCCGGATCAAAGCGGCCGGTAACGGCGTCGTGCCGCTGCAGGCGGCGGTCGCTGTGCAGTTGCTGCTCGACCGGGTGCTGCCCGAGGTGCATTGGCTGCGCGAGTTCCTCGCCGACCGCACGCGGATTGCGGCGGCGGCATGAGCACGGGGATCGGGCCGTCGATCGGCACCCCGCACCCCGGTTACGGGCTGCGGATCCGCTTGGACAACGCGAAGGCGAAGAGCCTCGCAAGCGGCGACTTCACATGCCCCTGCGGGCACGCCGAGGACGCCATCGGATACGCCGAAGTGCAAGCGCTCGCCGTCCGGTACGGCCGGCACCGCCGGGACGACTGCCCGATCCCCTCGATCCGTGCTGCGGGCGCCCGCGAGTACGCCGCCCTGCAGCACTCACTCAGCAAACGACGAAAGAAGTGATCATGCCCAAGCTGGACAAGGACGCCGCAGTAGAGGTCAAACTCGACAGCGCCGCCGCGATGCTCGAAGCGTCGCTGACCGAAGAGCAGCGCCGCGGACTGTTCGAGCACCCCGGGATGTGCGTCGTCGTGGTCGCCGAACTCCGGTCGGTCCAGTACACCGGCCACGCGCAGGACGAAGACAAGTCCCCGCAGGTCAAGTTGCGCATGTCCCTGGTCGAGGCCGCTCGCGACAACGAGCAGACGAAACTCGTGCTGGAAGTCATGCGGGCGATGATGCGGCGCCGGAAGATGGATCAGACCCTCGACGAGATCGGGCCCGGCGCGTCGGTCGTCGAGGACGCGGTCGCCGAGGCGCTCGCCGGTCACCCCACCGAAACCGAGTACGAGGCGCACGAGCAGCTCAAGCGCCGCCGTCGCGGATCCCGGGTCGAGCAGCACTGATGCCGTACGGCCCGAGCAGCAGTGGCAGCGCACGCCGCGTGCGCTGCCGCTGCGGCCGCACCGTACTGCGGCAGTTGGTCGGCAACCGGGCGGCGCTCGACGTGACCGCCGACGCCGAACCGATGCCCGCTGCTCGGGCCGCCGCGCTGCGCGAGCCGAACCGGCTCGACTGGTGCGTGCGCGCCACCGGCGGCGGGTCGGTCCTGATGTGGGCCGACTGCCACCGACGCGCCGCCGCCTGCGACCGGCCGCACGTCATCGACCACCAGTGCACCGGCCCGATCGCCCCCGCGCGGCCCGCCCGCCGCACCCGAAAGTCCACGCCCGTCCCCGCCGGGCAGCTCACGCTCTGACCATCTGGAGTTCCCATGCCGTGGTTCGTCATCGACGACAGCGCATACGCACACCCGAAGATCGTCGCCGCCGGTAACGCGGCGCTCGGGCTGTGGCTGCGCTGCGGCAGCTACGCCGCGCAGCACCTCACCGACGGGATCGTGCCGGGCGTCGTCGTGAAGATGTGCCAGGGCACCCCGGCGCAGGTGCGGCGGCTCGTCGCGGCCGGTCTGTGGCACGAGCACGGGCACACCTGCCCGCACCCGAAGTGCCAGCAGCCCGCGCCGGGCGACTACTACATGCACGACTACCTCGACCCGTACAACCCGTCTCGGCGGGAGGTCGAGAACCGGCGCCGCCGCGAGGCGGAGAAGAAGCAGAAGTACCGGGCGGGCCGCGCCGAGCAGCTCCCGCTCGACGAGCCCGCCGACAACACCCCGCCCCCGCCGCGGCCGCGCCGCGACGAGCCGGGCCCGATCCCCGCCGACTGGCAGCCGGCCGACGCCGACGTCGAGGCGGCGCAGCTCGCCCGCGCGGAGGCCGGACTGCCGCAGCTCACCCCGCAGCAACTCGACCAGGTCACCCGCCGGTTTGTGCGCCGCATGACCGACGACCAGGTGCGGGCGGCCGCGTGGGGCGGCCGCTGGCAGGGGTGGGCCGAACGCGAACGGGTCGAGCAGCAGCCGGCGCCCGGCGGGACCGTCCTGCAGTTCGGCGCCATGACCAAGAGCCAGCAGCAGCGCGCCGGGCTCGACCGGCTGCGCGGGCTGAACGGAGGACACAGCGCATGACCCTCGACGAGACGATCGACCTGCTGTCGCAGATCGCGCTCATCGACGACCGCGTCGTCAAGGTTGACGAAGCTGAGCAGCGCGCGCAGGTCACCATGTGGGCGACCGTGCTCCGCGACGTGCCGCTCGCGTTCGCCGGTGAGGCGGCTGGTCGGCACTACGCCGAGTCGGCGTGGCCGATCATGCCGAAGGACATCGCGGCGCGGTGGCGCGACCAGGTGCGCGACCGGCTGCGGCGGGCGACGGGCACCTTCGAGCCGACGGATCACCCCAACATCGACCCCGACGACAGGTACGGAAACGCGTACGTCGCCGCACTGCGCGGGCAGTGGCGGGCCGTTGCCGAGGGCGACACGGAACCGGTCGCGGTCGCCGAGCTGCTGCCCGCGGTCGGTGACCGGCTCGGCGGCGGCCGGGTCGCCGAGCTCGTGCCCGCCAACGACGAGTTCCGCGCGGTGAAAGAGCAGCAGTACCCGAGGCGCGCGCGCCCGGCCGGGCCGCCCGAGCTCGCGGTGCACTGCAAATACTGCGGTGCCTCGCCGGCCCGCCCGTGCGTGCTGCCGCACAACGGCCGGCGGATGACGGGCACGCACGGGTCGCGTCGTGACGCGTGGGAGGCGTCGCAGGGCGCCGCGACCGAGGGGGCCGCGTCGTGAAGATTTTCGCCGACCCGCTGCTCGCCGAGACGGTGCCTGACGGCACGTTCGGCGGCGCCCGCCCCCGTCGTGTCCGTGGCCGCACCCCGAAGCCTGAACCGGACCCCGAGGGGCGCCGCCGGTTCGCTGAACTCGCCCGTGCCGTCGCTGAGATCGACGAGCAGCACGGTTACGGCGTGAGCCTCCGATACCGCACCCCGCCCGCTGCCTGATGCGAGAGGACACCCATATGCCCGAGCAGCAGATGATCGCCGTCGAGGCGCTTGCCGCGTTCGCCCGCCGCCACGTCGACGACCAGGCCGCGCAGGCACTCGTCGACGCCGCCACCCGCGAACTGACCGGCCGTACCGTGACCCGGCCCGAGCAGTCGCACACCTCCCGCCGGTTCGTGCTGCGCCGCCACACCGACATATCCGGGGTGAGCGGCACCGGCGACGTCGCCGACGGCGTTCTGTGGCCCGACGGCAGCGCCGCCGTCCGGTGGCGCGGCGAGCACCCGTCCACGGTGCACTGGGACCGGGGCCGCGTCTCCGTCGAGCACATCCACGGGCATCAGGGCGCGACCGAGATCGTGTGGCTCGACCAGGACGACGAACCCGCGCCCGCGACCGCCCCGGCGTCGCTGCGGGTGCGCCGCGTCGTCGAGCACGCCCTGCGCGCACCCGTGCCGTGCCGGACATGCCGGCGCACCGGCCCCTGCCCGTGCGGCGTCGACCGCACCGACGGCCGGATCGACGCCGTACTGTCCGCGCTCGCCCCGTGGCTCGTCGACGACACCGGGTCGGCGGCATGAGCACGCAGTACGACGAGCCGTACCTCGACGAGTTCGACGACGAGCCCGACGGCCCGTACCTCGACAAGTACGACGAGCTCACCGACGACGAGCGTGCGACCGCGTTCGGGCTGCTGCACGGGCCGCAGCCCGACGACGAGCGCGACCCGCTCGGGTTCTACGCGACGCCCGTCACCCGCCGGCGGAAGCCGGACGCGAAGAAACGGGCCGTCGTCGACGTCCTGCCGTCCCTGTAACCCGCCCCGCTTATCCACACCTGTGAGGAACCCCCGTGGACAACAGCACCACCCCGACGAGCCCCACCCTCGACGCCTACCAGCGCGCATGCGATGCGCTGTGGGCGCACCGCGACCGGGCCGCCGTGCAAGCGATGGCGCTCGACGCGATCCGCACGTGGCGGCATCAGCAGCAGCGCGGGGCGGTCGACTTCGCGCCGCTCGACGCCGTCCTCGACGCGGCCGCGCTCGGCGACGACGTGCCGCTGCAGCGGCTCAACCGACCGGCGTCGCTGCCCGAGGCGGTCGCCGCGCACCGGACCGTGATGGACGCGCGGCAGCATGCGCTCGAAGCGGTCCGGATGGTGTGGGACCACGTCGAGGCTGCCGCCGTGCGGGAGATCGACCGGCACCTGCCACACCCGCCCGCAGCCACGGTGACGATCACCGCTGACACGACGGCGCTGGAAGCCGCACTCAAGATGGGGCGCCGGAAGTGATCGCGCTGCTCGCCGCCACGATCCGCGACAACCGCCCCTGACACGACGACGGGGCGCCCCATGCCGGCCAGCATCCCGGGGCGCCCCATACGCGGTGTGATCACCCTACGCCCCACGCACAACCAGGAGCGCACTCCCATGCAGCACACCGCCCGCCCCCGCACCGCCCGCGACGACCTGCAGACGATCGTCGACCACTGGCAGCACCTGCGCGCCCTGATCGACACCACGCAGACCGTCGACACGTGGCCGCCCACCACCGGCAGCAACCACGCCGACTACCTCGCCGCCCTCGACGAGCAGGACGCCGCCGAAGTGTCGGCCGAGCAGCAGCTCGCCGCCGCCCTCGCGCACGCCCTCGACCACCCGCAGCAGCTCGTCACCCGCCACGATGAGCACGGCCGCCCGCAGTACCGGTGCGCGCACTGCGACCACACCGGCGAGGGCATCCCGCACCCCGCCCGCGAAGACCGCGACCCGCAGCAGCTCGGCGAACGGCCGGTACCGATCCGGCTGCACGTCGCCGACGCGAGCCGCGCGATCGAGATCGCCCTGTGCGCCCTCGCCGATGAACTCGCCGCCCGCGACGCCTACGACCCCGCCGACTGGCACGGCCGGGACCGGGCCGAGCGGACCGCCCCGAACGCCGCGAAGTGGCTGCTGGGCCGGTTGCGGGATGAGTCGTGCTGCCCGACCCATGGCGCCGAGCAGCAGCAGATCGCCCGGTACGCACGGGAGGCTGCCGACCGGCTCGACCGCGTCGTCGGACTGCGCCGCTCGTCGGCCGTGCTCGGCACGCCGTGCCCGTGGTGCGGCGGCGACCTGGTCGCGGATCTCGACGGCGAGATGATCGAGCGGGTGATGTGCGGTACGGGCCTGGTCGACTGCTCGGCGCCGGCGCCGTTCGACATCAGCCTGCGGGCGCGGGTGTGGTCGACGCCCGAGCAGCTCGTCGGGCTGCAGCGCGAGATCCATGAGGCGGCGCACCGTCGGAAGCGGGCGGACGCGCGGGCGCGGCAGCGTGCTGCGGCTCGTGCCCGGGAGGACGCCGCGGCGTAGGTGGACACAGCGAAGCGGCCCCCGGTCACGTATCGGGGGCCGCTTCGCTGTGCCTACTCGTCGGTGTCGCGTAGGTCGGTGCGGGCGCCGGGGCGTAGGTCTCGGTTCTGCCAGTAGGCGCGCACCTCTTCGAGGTTCCACTCGTCGCGGGTACTGCCGGGCCGGCGTTGCGGCTGCGGGAAGTCGGCGTGATGGCGTCGCCACGTGTGCAGTGCCTGCCGCGATACGCCGAGCTCGGCGGCGAGCGTCGACATGTTCACGAGTCTTGCGCCCTCCCCGTTCGCGTCCGTCGACTGCGGCTCTTCCCGCTCTGGCATGCCCTCATCCTGCCTTAACCTTGTTGACACTGTAAAGCAGGTTCCGTACCGTCGAACCCGCACAACCGGACACCCCGGCCGGCGCCGCGAACGCCATACGGCCGGGGTGGACCGTGCCCCGCAGCCGCGACGCCGAGAGGTCCGATCCGTGCGTGATGGTACTGGCGAGTCGATCACCCCGCCTACGGGCAGTGACCGCCCCAAGCTCACCCCCCTACAGCGCCGACTTATCGGCGGTGTCGCCGCCGGCGGCGCCGTGATCGCCGTGATCGGTTTCATCGGCTCATACGCCGCCGTGCGCACCCTCGCCGAGCAGAAGCACTTCGGCCGGTTCGCCGTCCTGTTCCCGTTGGGCCTCGACGCCGGCATCCTCGTGCTGCTCGCCCTCGACCTGCTGCTGACGTGGCTACGGATGCCGCTGCCGCTGCTGCGCCACATCGCGTGGCTACTCACCGCCGCAACAATCGCGTTCAACGGGGCGGCCGCATGGGGCGACCCGCTCGGCGTCGGCATGCACGCCGTGATTCCGGTCCTGTTCGTCGCCGTCGTCGAGGCGGCCCGGCACGCGGTCGGTGTCGCCGCGGACATCAGCGCCGCCCGGCATATGGAGTCGGTACGGCTGTCGCGGTGGCTGCTCGCGCCGGTGCGGACGTTCCTGCTGTGGCGGCGTATGAAGCTGTGGGAGCTGCGTTCGTACGACGCGGTGATCGCATTGGAGCAGCAGCGACTCGTCGAGCGGCTGCGTCTGCGCGCCGCGTATGGCCGCCGGTGGCGCCGTAAGGCTCCGGTCGACGTCATGATCGCGTACCGGATGATGCGCTACGGGCGCCCTCTCGCCCCGATCGAGGGCGTCGTCGAGGACGCCCCTGCCCCGACCGCCCCGGCCGAGCAGCC